ACAAATTAAAAAAGTTCCTTTTAAGGGCTTATTTTAGTGGATTGCAAAATCTGCGGGCATGACTGTCATTGCAGTGAAGTAGGGTCTTGTTGCAATAAAGTAGATTGTCATTGTAATTCTTGCGAACATTAAACTATTAAGGTAGACTGTTTTTTTTAAAGGAGGTTTTATGAAACTTTTAAAAGATATATGGACTCACTTGAAAGAGTGGTCAGACTGGGGCATGAAGGACTGGATTAAAGCCGGTATCGTTGCTCTAGTTGTTATTATAGTTCTAGGAAAAATTTCAGGGGCTGTATAAATGTTAGGCATCATTCAAGGAATCTTAGGAGGAGGCCAAGGTGGTGCACTAAAAACTATTTCTAAAGTGATCGATGACTTGCATACCTCAGATGAGGAAAAGCTAGACAAAAAAATATTGATGCAGCGACTTCAACAAAAACTCGCTGAAAAACAATTAGACGTAAATGCTAAAGAAGCAGGTCATCGATCAATATTTGTTTCTGGGTGGAGGCCTGCGATAGGTTGGATGGGAGCCCTTGCATTAGGATTTGAATTTATTCTCTCTCCAGCAATTGAATGGTATGCTAAGTTTGCAGGATTAAATTTAACTGCTCCAGAGATCCAAACTGGACCCTTACTAGCAATTGTCACTTCAATGCTCGGCGTCGCCAGCTTGAGAAGTTTTGAGAAGGCCAAAGGATTAACAAAATGAGTAAACCAGGATTATATGCAAATATTAATGCAAAAAGACAAAGAATAAAAGATGGGAGCGGAGAGAAAATGCGTAAAGTAGGTTCTAAAGGATCACCTACTAAAAAAGCTTTTGTTCAAAGTGCTAAAACAGCAAAAAAACCTGTTAATGCCAGACAAGGCGGATATGCAAAAGGATCGGCTGAAGGTTCTGTTATACCTATGAAAGATGGTGGTAAATTAAATATTCAAAAAGCTATTAAAAAACCAGGATCTTTAAGAAAATCATTAGGTGTTAAAAAAGGTGAGATCATTCCTAAAAGTAAACTTAATAAAGCTGCTAAAAAAGGTGGTAAATTAGGCCAAAGAGCAAGGTTCGCAAAGACTTTGTCTAAAATAAGAAATAAGTAATGCCGTTTAAATCGGCTAAACAAAAGAAGTTTTTATTTGCAAATAAACCAAAAATAGCTAAGAGATGGGCTAAGAACTATAAGAATGGTGGATATGTGATTGTTAAACCAAGAGGGTTTGATCTTATGTTACCAAATAAAAGACCTAGAACGAAGATATATACATAATGGCATCACAAGTATTAGAAAAAAGAATTAAAGAAAATGAAGGCTTTTCTCAAGAGAGATATGATGATCATCTAGGTTTTGCCACAATTGGCTACGGCCATTTAATTACAAAAGATGATGATTTTGAACCAGGAATAAAGTACCCTAAACCACAACTAGTAGCTTTATTTAAAGAAGATTTAGCTAAAGCTGAAAAATCAGCAGAAGATTTAATAGGTCACATCCCTGAATTACATATTGTTGCTAGAGACTGCATTATTGAAATGGTATATCAACTTGGTAAAAATGGGGTAAGAAAATTTACTAAAACTTTATTAGCTCTTGAAGAACGTGATTATAAAACAGCAAGTTTTGAGATGCTAGACTCCCGTTGGCATAGTCAAACACCTGAAAGATGTAAACAACTTTCAAAATTAATGGAGTACTGCCAATAATGGAATTAATAAAAGTAGTTGAATGGTTAAAAAAATTAATAAAAACTAGACAAGAGGATGTTGAAACAGTTATAACAAATGACGTAAAGACTTTAGAAGATTATAAATATCTTTTAGGGAAATTACACGCTTACCGCGAAATCAGACAGGAACTCACGGACCTGCTAAAAAAACAGGAGCAATTAGATGACTAAACCACAATTAATCATGCCTAAACATATTTGGGATGGTAAGAAAAAAGAAACAATTAAAAAAGATATTGAAAAAGTACCAAAACCAACAGGATATCGTCTTGTTTTATTTCCTTTAAAATTAGAGTCAAAAACAGCAGGAGGAGTTCATCTTCTTGATTCTGTTGTGGATCAAGCATCTATAGCTACTAATATTTGTAAAGTAATAGAAGTAGGACCTGATGCTTATATGGATAAAGATAAATTTCCTAATGGAGCTTGGTGTAAAAAAGATGATTGGATCATTATTACAAAATATGCGGGCTCTAGAGTCAGTATTGATGGTGGTGAACTTCGCATAATCAACGACGATGAAGTACTGGCTGTTGTCGACGATCCAAGAGATATATTGCCAGCTAATTTAATTTAACATGGAGGCACCATGCCGACTTTACTAAACTCAGAAGAAAAAGATAAAACTATCCCTATAGATACCTCTGGTGAATCAATGGATATTGAAATAGAGAACAAAGTTGATAGTAATGAAGAAGTAGAAATAGAAGAAGTTTCTGAAATAGAAACTAAAGAAAATAATGAAGAAGGTGAAGAATATTCACAATCAGTAAAAAAAAGAATAGATAAACTAACTTTTAAAATTAGAGAAGCAGAACGTCAAAAAGAAGAGGCTTTAAAATATGCTAATTCTGTTAAAGCAGAAAGAGATGAATTAAAAACAAAAATAGTCAAAGTTGATGATGGATATGTAAGTGAATATTCCGCACGTGTTAAATCTCAACTTGATAAGGCTGAAGATATCCTTGCTAAAGCTATTAATGATGGTGATGCAGCTACTCAAGTAAAAGCACAAAAAGCAATTGCTAAGTTGGCAATTGAAGAAGAAAGAGCAAATATTACTTTACAGCAAAGAGAATCAAACAAAAAAAATATTAAAAATAATCCTCCTCAGCAGTATACACCAGCTCCTCAGCAAACTGCTCCAGATCCTAAAGCAGAAGCTTGGGCGGAAAAAAATGAGTGGTTTGGAAAAAATGAAGCAATGACTTACACTGCTTTATCTATTCATAAAAAAATGATTTCTGAAGAATCATTTGATGGTAAATCAGATGAATACTACAAAGAACTTGACAAAAGAGTTAAAATAGAGTTTCCTCATAAATTCGAGGATAAGAACAAAGACAGCCGAAGAGTCCAAACGGTTGCCTCTGCTAATAGATCGACAAAAACTGGACGCCGCACTGTGAGACTCACACCTTCACAAATAGCTATATCAAAAAGACTTGGTGTGCCATTAGAAGAATACGCAAAACACGTGAAGGAGGCGTAATATATGACTATTGAATCAAAACAAAAAATCCCACGCAATCAAGAAACCCGTGAAATAAAAACTCGTAAAAGAGGTTGGGTTCCGCCTTCTAACTTAGAAGCACCAGATCCACCCGAAGGTTTTCACCATCGGTGGGTAAGATTTGAATTTAGAGGTAATCAGGATGAAAAGAATGTTACCGCTAGAATTAGATCTGGGTATGAACCTGTGAGAGCAGATGAGTATCCCAATAGACTTGATTTACCAGCTATGTCAGATGGTAAATATAAAGGTATTATTGCTGTTGGTGGTTTGATGTTAATGAGATGTCCAATTGAAGTGAGAGAAGATAGAGATGAATATTTCCGTCAAAAAACTCATGATCAAAAAGCATCAGTGGAAAACGATCTTATGAGGGAGGAGCACCCTTCAATGCCAATCTCACAAGAGAGGCAGTCTCGGGTAGAATTTGGTGGAAACAAAAAATCTTAATGGTTAAGGTCTATGTCTCTACCAACATTGTCTAAAGGAGACATAACATGGCTAATATAAACGCAGCTTTTGGTCTACGTCCATACGAAAGATCAGGCTCAAATTATAATAACCAAGGTGTTAATGCGTATCCTCTAAATCTCGAAGGCTCAAGTGGTGGTACTACAAATACAATTTTTACTGGTTCACCAGTAATTCCACTAACCTCAGGGATGATAGATCAAGCGCAAGCACAAACTGGTGGTAACGTTCCTTTGTTAGGTGTTTTTATGGGTTGTAAATATACAGCTCTTGATGGAACTCCAACATGGTCCGCACACTGGCCTGGTTACGCTTCAATTAAAGCAACTACGGAAGCAATAGCTTACGTAGCGGATAATCCGCACGCTTTATTTGTAATAAATGCAGACGGCGCTTTACCAGATGGTGATTTATTTAAAAATGCACAAATGGTAACAGCTCAAGACGGTAGCACTACAAGTGGTTATTCAAGTGGTGAACTTGATGCCTCAAGTGCAGCAGCAGCATCAACGGCTTTCAATTTAAAAATTGTAGCTTTTGATGATCAAGCATCAACAAATGCTGGTTCCGTTGATAAAACAGCAGCAGGCCGATTAGCGGTTTGTAAACTTAACGTTCATTTCATGGACAGCCTTTCAGGTATATAGGAGATAGATTATGGCTATTAATAGAGCACAGCTCGCCAAAGAACTAGAACCTGGTTTAAACGCCCTGTTTGGTTTGGAGTACGCACGCTACGAAAACGAAGCTGCTCAAATATTTGAGCAAGAATCAAGTGATAGAGCTTTTGAAGAAGAAGTTATGTTGGTTGGATTCGGACAAGCTAACGTAAAAGCAGAAGGATCAGCAATCGGTTTCGATACCGCTTCTGAATCTTTCACTGCAAGATACGTTCATGACACAATTGCTTTAGCATTTGCGTTAACTGAAGAAGCAGTCGAAGACAACTTGTATGACACTTTGTCAGCTCGTTACACTAAAGCCCTAGCAAGATCTATGGCTTACACTAAACAAGTTAGAGGCGCTAACGTGTTAAATGATGCATTCACTGTAAATGGTGGTCAAGGAGTTCCTTTGTTGAGCGTTGCTCAACCAACAGCTCTTGGCGGAACTTTCGCTAACAGATCAGCTACAGATGCAGACATTAATGAAACCTCATTAGAACAAGCTATGATTGACATCGCTGGTTTTATCGACGAAAGAGGACTAAAAATTGCAATGAAAGGACAGAAATTAATTCTTCCTGTTAACTTGCAGTTTGTAGCCGATAGGATTTTAGAATCCACTCTTAGAGTTGGTACTGCTGACAATGACATCAATGCATTGAAAAATATGGGTATGTTGCCTGGTGGTTACACTGTTAATCATTATCTAACTGATACTGACGCTTGGTTTGTAAAAACTGATTGTCCTAATGGATTTAAGCACTTCGTAAGATCTGCCCTTGCTACTGGCATGGAAGGTGATTTCGATACTGGAAACATGAGATACAAAGCTAGAGAGAGATATAGCTTTGGATATTCTGATCCAAGAGCTGCTTACGGTTCTGCAGGTAGTTAA